ATTTGTTGCATCTACCTTAACGACTCTTCCCTTTGCCTTAGATGTTTGTCCCTCAATAGACTGATCATTAGTAATAGTGGTAGCGCCATTACCAGTAATTGTAAACTGATAAACTGGGAAGAATTCTAGAATTTGATCTCTCTTTCCAAATCTATCTTCTTGTCCCTTAGAATTTTGAATTCGATTAGAGACAGTTTTAACACTTGCGCTAGACAAGTCAACTACAGGACTTAAGTAAGTTTTTGTGGAGCTCAACATCATCTTGTAGGTCAATGAAGAATCAATATTGTTTACTGTTTCATTGATATCAGAAGCAATAAGTTTCTGATTTGTAAAGTAATGTGGTTCGTTTAAGAAAGTTTTTTCGTAACTAGTCTGTGAATAAGATGTATAATTTGTAGTATTAGAATCTACAGGGATTACATTGGTCGTCTTTACAGAAGTTTCTAGTTTTGTTCCAGTATTGATTAGATATCTTACTTGTGGGAATAGAGTTTCAAACTTTCTATTGTATGTTGCATAAACACTAGATCCACCACCAATAGCATTAGTAGATGCACTTGTAGCAGATTTAATTGTATAAGAATCAATACCAGAGTTGTCTACTTCAAACAGAGTATTATTCAAACTACTTGAAGAAATACTAGCAATTTCCTGAGCAGTTCTATAGAATACAAAAGACTTTCCTCTATCTTCAAAACCATTATCTCTATGAGAGACATTGACGATTTTATTGTTATTTTTAAAGAGGCGAGATGTTGCATTTGAATTAGACTCTGCATTAGTTGCAAATGGATTAGTATCCAAAAGCGTGTAACCTAGAGACTCATTCTTTAGAAGAAGTTCACATGGTCTGTCAATTCTAAATTCTGCACGATACAGAGTAAACTTAAGATCTTCAAAAATATCTTCAGACCAGTTTTCTGTATTTTGAGATTTGTATACAGATCCCAACGATGGTTGTGATGTAATTACTGTACTGGAGGAGACATCAATTTCACCTAATTTAGAAACCCACATTTCGTAATCCGTCGAATCTGTCTCAACAGCAAGAGCATATTCGGTATCATTTTGTAGGTATACTGGATGGGCAAATTCAAACTTAGTTGCGGTAGTAGATGGCGTAATGCCAGTAGAATCGGTTGCAATGCCCATTCTAACAGCAGGTGTATCGATCTCTATTTCAGTCTCAATTACACACCCTCCAGCACCATTTCCAATGCCCTTAACAACTACTGATGGTGCTTCGGTATATCCAAAACCAGATAGTGCCAAATCTACATTGTACGCCTTTCCTCCAGAAATTTGTACACTTGCAGTTGCTACAGAACCGCCAGGAAGTTGAGGACTTTCGATAGTAAGTAATGCACTATCGTAATTAATTCCAGGATCTGTAATTTTGACACCAGAAACTCGTCCACTATCTTTTGCAATAGTTAGTTTTAGATTAGTTCCATCAGTTGCATTAGCAAGAGTTACAGATGGAATATTAAGATCCTCATTCTGTGCAAATGTGTTACCATTGTGGTTGTCGAGAACCAAGGTGTACACCATTTCATTAGACAACGTAAACACACCTTCTGCAGAAGAAACTAAGTCGATTCCATTTTTGTCAATAACTTTTAAGATAGGACCAGATGCAGCAGAAGTTGCACCAGTGACAAACTCTCCTTTTGTGATTTTGACAGTTCCATTTGTGTAACACTTAAGAAGTGTATTTGGAAGTAGTGATACTTCAGTGCCAGGAATGACATTCTTTCCTGGTCTGTCACTATCAACATCTGTTAGATAAACTCTTAGTGGAATATTCTTACTCTTCTTGGAGAAGAAAAGATCTAAACCAGTAACAAAGCAACCGCCCTCAAAGTTTTCAACCTTGAATGTTTGTGCAAGTGGATTTGGTCTAACTGGATTGTCTGTGTTGTTATCTACAAACTGAACACCTTCATTCGCTTTGAAGAATGCTGGTTTTGTAGATACGATGCTTGATGGATTCTCTGGAAGAACACCTGTAGCATAATACTTAACTTCTGCGTAAGTATCTACTTCCGCTTTTTCTTCATTTGTAGAACTAGATGTAAAACGGAAAGTTTGGATGCCAGTAGTTACCCTAATTTCTTCCGCATCGTTGTCATACTCTACAGTGTCTAAGTCTCCAGTCCATGTTGTATTCTCCTTTGGAGGTGCTCCAGCGGGGAGTAGAATAATGCCACTAGCATTGCCATTTTCATCAGTAGAAACTTGACCATTAAATGCGGAAAGTGAACTTCCTGCAATACCACTAAATCTCAAGTCTGGATTGACCCAGCGACTAATATTTCTACCTTCCAAGAATACAGAAATTTTTGTATTTGGTTTTAATCTACGAATCTCATATTTGATTACATTCGATCTTGCGAAGAATGATAATGCAGTAGAAACTTTGCTTTCACCAACGGTTTTACTTTGAACTCCTTTACCAATATCATTGTTGTTTGGACTGATATTAGAAGAACTCGCTACTTTAGCAGTATTTACAGATGCAGTAGCTGCCAGGGAAGAAACTTCACCCAAAGAAGTAATCGAAGTGAAACTATTAGAAGTTCCAACCCAGTTTACAACAAAAGAGTTAAACAAACTAGAGAAACTTTCGACTACAGATTCTTTTGCTAAGAAAATATTGAAGAGACTTGTATTTGTATCAACAACAATAGGATCTACAGATTGATCATACCACTGATCAATAGATGGAGAAATATTAGCATCTCCAACATACTGAAGAACAACGAATGGATTTGGATTTATAGTTTTAGATGCAAAACTATTACCAAGAAGTTCTAAAGAACTAAATGGGAGAGTAACAATGTCTCCAGATTTTTTGTATCCAGAAACAATTCTTTGATCCTCTCTTACATTAACTTCTTTGAGTCTAACCGAATCTTCTTTTGCTTGTGGGCGAAGAACAGACTGCTGACTATCAATAGAACATCTATAATCTCTAGATGCAAGATTGCCAACTCTATGCTCTTCAAAATTATCAACGAAGAAACCAGACTTGAATCTATCCAGTCCAATCTCATCTTTGATTTGCATATTCAATGCTTGCTGTTCTAGAATGCTAAGAACAGTATAATACTCAAGACGCTCAATACGTTTTTCTAATTGACCGATATCGCGCATTGTATAACGACGATTGTCAACAGATGTAATTCTTACATCTTTACTAGTCTTGGTGTATGCTGGGATGTATGCATAGAACAGAGGAACTGCATCGTTAATTGTATCTGGTTTAGTTGGGTTGAGAGAAGAGTTTCCTTCTTTAACTACAAACTCACCAGATTTATTGAGGAAAATACCATCAATACGATCCAGATATTGTACTTGACTGAATGAGAATGTAAATTCTAGATTTGTATCTGGTGCAGGAGTAGCAGCAATAACTGCACCTGCTGCAGAGAATTTTCCATTAGCAATAGTAAGAGATGCGGTATCTTGGAAACCAGGAACGATAGCAGTGCTATCTACTTTAGGTCTAAAATCAAGTACATTCTTGAGTTCTAAGTTTCCATGAACAACAGAGTTGAAAGATGGAATCTCATCTTCGGGAACTCCTGCTTCGTGGAGATAACTATCAATGGTACAGAAATCTCCTTGGGAATGGTTAAAGTAATCAAATGCAATAACTAACTGACCACTGGTTTGTTCAAATCCTGGTTTAAGGACAAGTCTGGAAACATCGTAAATTGTATCTCTTTGACCATTGTCGAAAGTAAATCTATCAGTTACGTCAGTTCCAGAAATTAGATTTCCAGCACTATCAATCTCGGGTGGTTGTGATACAGTTCCTTCATAAACATATCTCAAGTTGATTGCATCGGAGTAAGATAGAACTTCTACTACCTCACTATCATATTGCGTTCCTCTGAATGGAATGACTCTATCACCAGGAGATGTGATAACAATCTGCTTATTCTTAATGATTGTTTTTAATCTTGGTTTAGCATTCTCTACTTCTAAAGTAGCGGTAAGTTTTAGTTTGGGGAATGTTCCGTTGGAAGGAATGGTGCCAAAATAGTTTGAGTCTAACTCAAGACTCAAACTACCAGAAGTTAATCCACTGGCAGTATCAGTGGCAGAACTGATGGTTACGGTATCTGCGGGAATGTATACAATATCTCCCTCAGAAATATCAGGTGCATCTCCTGGGTCTAGAACAGTAATGATGTAATTCTTTTCATTGAATTCTGTGAACCTTTGTGTTCCAAATGGTAATTGTGCAGCAAAAGTGATAACACCACCACTGCTAGATGCTGTAGTTACAAAATCTCTACGGAAGAAATACTTGATATTGCTATTATCTGTGCTAGAAGAGATTTGAGAAATCTGCTTACTTCCAGTTGGGAATAGTAAAGATCCCTTGGATGCATTCTGGACAGATGGTTTGAATACAACAATACTTGAATTGACAACATTCGCAGGCAAGAGAGTATCTAAGTAAATTCTGGTCTTAACAGGACCTTCTTGCTTAGTTGCATATTGTACTGTTGCTTTAACAGTATTATTGTCTTCATCACTGAATTGAATAATATCGCCTTGGGATACTAATTCGGATGCATCTGCGCTAAAACTTGTAGATTCTACAAAGTTAAAACCTTTACCACCAAAGAACGTAAAGTCAGTAACATTCTTCACATTTGCAAACTGTTTGTTATCAATTACTAGATCAGCAGTAAATGTATTTGCATTTCCAGATCCAAAAGAACAACCTACAGATTTTACATCTTGTGGTGTGTATGTAGTTACTGTATTTCTAAACAATACTGCAGAAATATTTGCTGCTGGGGATGGACTTCCAGATCCCTGTGGTTGCTCAATAGTAACCGATGGTGGTTGTGGATATTGTGTTTTAAAAGCAGTTCTATCTTTAATAGTAGCTTGCTTAATATTTCCAGCTGCACTGATGTCTAGTTCAATCTTAGATGCATCGATGGTTACACCATTAATTACAATTAAGGATGCAGAATTATAATTACCACCTCTATTTTGACAGATGAAGTGAGAAATAGTATTCTCTGTTGCGATAGTTACTGTATTTGCATCCTCATCACGAAGAGTTTCTCCAGGTAAAAACTTACCAAATAAAGTCTTTACAAACAGTAAGTTTCCTGTGCTATATCTTCCAGCAGAAGTTTCTTCAATTACACCATACGCACCACTTTGTGTTCCAAAAACATATTTACCACCTCTAAATGTTGATGGTGGTTCTTGCTCCAAAACAATTCTGGTAAAGAACGATGGGTCAAAATACGAAAGACCAAATACAGAATTGTAAGATGATCCACCCTCAGCAAGACGACCTTTAGAAAGAATGATATCGGTATCTTGATTGAATCCAGATCCTCTTTCTTGGAGGAAGAAGTTACTTGGTTTGACTCTACCAATTAATGGGGTAATTGTTTCAGAATAGTCAACAACGTTTCCGAATGGTGTTCCATTTCTAGCATCTAATTCAGAAAGATAAATGACTCTGTTATCACCAGAATCTTCATCATCAAACTCTGTCAATAACGCTTCAAGTTCATCTTTCTTACCCAAAACAGTAAGTTCTAAAAATACCTCTGCAGCAGATGGGTTGACTAGGAAATTATTTACTTTTGCAAACGATAGACATTTTACAGTTGTAGTGACAACTGAAGTTCCACCAGTTCTAGTTTTAATGATATGTAATTCATTAATGTTTGGTCCACCAGTTTTAGTACCTGCTAAAGATTCTTCAGTAACATTAGTGAGTGAATACTGAGCACTGGTGAGTTGTACACAAATAGTTTTAATTCCATCCTCTGGAGAGAATTTTAATCCTCTTCTGGCAATTGTCTGGCGATGAGCAGTAGATAATTCTGTACCGCTAGAACCAATACTTCCATCGTTAAAGCTAGCATAAAGATCAATTTCAGGATATGCTGTTAACTCAGAACCTTCTTTATTCAGAGGAACACTACCAAAAACATTAGTGACACTAAAAGTAGGTAGTCCTCTAGATTTTAAAGTTACATTATCACTAGTAAGACTTTCTCTTGCTTTATTGAGTTCAATATATTTTGTTTCTTTATTGACAATCTCAAATCCTTTGATGTATGCTTTACCAGGACCAATGCTAGCAATCATCTTTCTGGATGCATCTGCTGCACTTAGATTATTGTAGAGTCCTAGATCATCTACACCATAAATGCCACGGTTGCCATCTTTCTGTGCATACTCTCTAACATCAACAGAGAAGTTTTCTACAACGTAATCTCCAGACTCGTCAAAGGTTCTACGAGCTAGAGTTTGCTCTAGAAGATTATAGTTTGTGGGAGATACCTTCTTCTTGACTACACCTCTAAAGATAGTAACTAGTTGAATAAAGTTTTTATCAGTTACCGCATCAAGTGCAAACTCTTTCAGAGAAAGAGAAATTTTTAGTCTGTGTGCTCCAGGT